CTTAACTGATAATCTCTTTCCTACAGTTGTTCTTAATGGTACTGTGTTTACTCCTCCTGGTTTTCAGCCATCAGGGAAATACGCTACTGCTGAGGACAACTCATTGAGGGGAGTTATCTTATTGAGATATGCTTTTGCTATAATGTGTACACCTTTAGGATATAATAATGCATTGAATTTAACTACCCATTTTTCAATACATGATTTCAAGAAATTATTATTGCCAATTACATATGGTGATGATATGCTTTGTGGGGTTAAAGATGAATTAGCTCCATATTTTAATAATATAACATATGAAAAGTTCGTTAGAGAGATGTATTATATGACATTTACGACGTCAGATAAAAAAGAGCAAACACAAAAATTCATAAAGTTGAAAGATATTTCATTTCTTAAAAGATCCTTTGAGTTACATTCATCTTTAAAAAGGATGGTTGCACCATTAGATAAAGATTCTATTATGAAGAGTTTGTGTTATTATTTACCATCAAAGGAGATAACATCTGAAGATCAGCTTGTACAAACATGTATGAGTGCTCTCACTGAATTATTCTTCCACAGTAAAGATCAAAGTGAGTATGACGAATATAGAAATAAATTCATACAAAAATTGTCTGACTTGACTAGGTTCAGCGTTTCTGATCTTGAGCCCTTGTTTAAAACATGGGATACATTATTGGAAAAATATAGTCTATAGTTTTTTACTAATTCTTACTTACAAGAATTAGATCTTTGCCCCAAATTTACTGAACATTTAATCACTTTATCAAACCATAAGATGAATGTTTTCAGGAAAGGCAATTAAAAGAGGAGACCTATTCAGGTTTATTATGATACAATTAGTGCCTCGTCGTGGCGAACCCACTTCTAAAGACAAATGTATTGGTTTGCGTTCGTAGTTACCTAATTCAGTAACTACAGGAATGTATTAGGAATTGCAAAAACACCAACATTTAAACTAAAGAAATGCGAACACCCTTCGGCTTCGTATTGCTGTAAACATCCAGCACTCCCATCCCAGCAACAACTTCATGTTGCTATCACTGCAG